CCAGAAGCAGTGTGAACGACGACACCCTTGATGTCTGACGATCTTACTTCTTCTTCTACTTCCTGTTCGGCTTCTTGTTCTGCTGCTCTTCTCTTCATTTCTTCCACTACAGAAGGATGCAAAGCAAAGGCACCCTGAGTCTTCATACCCAGATCAGATGCTGTCAGTGTAACACCAACCCCTGCTGCATACGCAATATTGAACGATTCATTCAACGACTCGTTCATGCTATTAGTAGCACACGGTGTATCAGTCTTATAAGCCTTCACAAGCGAATCTGTTCCCTGGAGACGTTTCTTTGGATCGTTCTGAGAGTTACCCAGCTTTTCTGTAACGGCTGTATCACACTCACCGCAACACTCAGGTGTGCCGCAATTAGTATGGTCTTCAACAACCTTACGGATGATTTCGGTTTGCTTTGTTAACTCACCGTGTGGCTTAGCTCTATCGACGTTTTCCATCTTCTTACGGATCTTAGAATTCTTGGACTCCTTGTCCACTAGCTGTGCACCGTTCCCTGTGTCTTCTTCAGTGATAGGACCGTTTACAAGCCACTTGTTGCAAGTTCTGTCCCCAGCACACTTGAATTCGAATAACTCACAGAACCCTAGGTTAGCAAGACCCTGAATCTTCTCGCCTGCAGGTCCAAGACCCTCGGCCATCTTCTTCATGATAGCTGGAGCTTGGTTGAATGCAGCACAGTTACGGCAGCGTGCTTCCATAGCAGCTGCTGTGGATGTATTCCACATCTTAGCTTTATCTTCCCAGAACGACTTAGAGCCTTCTACATCCATTGGATTGAGAGGACCATAACCATCGTTCTTTGTGGTCATATCACGATTCTTGGTATTCAGATCAAGATCGGTCAAAGCCTTATAGTGTTTATCATTTACGTTGTATGACTCTTCTACAGCTTCTGGAACGCAGTTAGGAACGACCTTACCGGCCTTCTTCTTGGTTCCTACTGGCTTGTAGCCATCCCAGCATGGATTATCTTTTGGATCCTTTAGGTCTTCTTTAACGCTGACCTTAGCAACACCGAGAACTTTATTGGTTGATGTTTTGAATCCTTTGAGTCTACGCTCTCTCTTTTGAGGATCCATATCAGGATCCATCGCAACTTGTTTTTCCATACCGCGACGATATGCATTGATGGTCGTTGCGGATAGCTCGCTAATATCTGTTTCCTCATTATGATGCATGTTAAGCATCCAATGAGCTAGTTGCTTTTTACGTGGGGAAGCAGTCTCAGAAGAACGAATCTTTTTGAGCTCAGATGCAGACTTACCCTTTAAACCGTGGCGAGCTGAATCGCCTGGCTTTCCTGGACCCTTCCCATCAATAAAATTTTCGTTGGTGTGCGATACCTCTTCCTCTTGAAGACCAGCATGCTTAAGAGCGGACTTCTTGGCATGTGGCTGCCAGTACTTTACCTTACCCCATTTGTCCGAAGACTTCCAGCCTCTTTGTTTGCCTTGCTCATCATTGAATGGTGCAACATAGGCTTTACCAGGAGCACGTGCCTCATGTAGGTCAGAATCTTCGTTGAAATATGTCTTGCCCTGATTGATAAAAGAGTTTACACGAGCGAATGCATACTGCTGCTGCGATACGCCTGTTTCTTCAGTCCATGCGTCCATACCACGATCGTATACTTCGCCAAGAACGTCAATGTCGATACCCGACTTACCTGCCTTCTTAGCAACCGCTTGGTATACAGCTGAAACGTTATCAGACTCTTCCCCAAACTTTGCGTATTGGATGATAGGAGACTTGGACTTCTTCTCGCGTGCATCCACCTTTTGTTTATCTGTCTTTGGTGAGCCCTGTATATCGCCAACCATTTGCTCGAACATTGAGTTGAGCTCTTCAGAAACCGGCGAACGTCCTTCTGGAGCGCCGGTGTTGGATAGTGGCTTACCCTTCATGAAGGAATGTAATCTTTGCTGTTCAGCTTGCTTTACGCGAGGAATTAGACGTAGTGCAATCTTCTTGATCAGCGCCTGCTTCTTTTCGATAGCGCGATCGATAGCAATCTTTTCGGATGGTCCAAGCTTCTCGTATTCAGCTCCACGAGCACCTGCGAATCTCTTACGCACGATCTGACGCGCTTGAGCATAGGCGCGCTTCTTGATGTTCTTTTCCGGAGCCATGCGTCCCTTCGCTAGCTCACGTGCGCGCTCAATCTTAGACTTATGGGCACGGAGAATCATCGCGCGCTTTTGGCGCTGCGTTAAGTCCAATACCTTTTCGTTTAGATCCTGATTATCGTCCATATATTCCTCTTAACCACAAAAAAAGCCCCTTGAAAACTCAAGAGACTTGTGAATAAACCTCTAGCGTGCGGCTACGGCAGCCCATTTCTCCTGCAACGGTATCTAGCTTGGGAGAAGTAACACGTTTGTCGCGGGTTTGTTGTACTTTACTTTGCATCAGAGTTTCCCGTGGGCTTATCTGTTAAATAAAATGGGTTTGCCGTAGCCTGACCACGTGGTATTTATATGTTTGTTAAGTTAGAGTTATCTAGAAACTTCTTCCCAGTCTATTGAAGCATAAAGATCTGCACCACCGGAGTTTGTAGCAGCCACCAACGATAGTTCGAATGGTGTGTTTGTAAGACCATTTCTTTCTAATTGAAACTTAAACAAAGCTTCTTTAAGAATATCAACAGAAGATGATCCCTGGTTTGAACCTGAAGTATAACCCGATGCTAAAATTCTACCGCCATCATAAGTGCCACCATCAATCTTGTATTCAACCGCACTTTCTGATCCGGCATCTACCCATGTTCCGCCGTTCGATGTACCACTCGCTCTTACTTGCCAGTTATAATGAGCGTTGTTTGTAATGCCAAGAATTGAAAGAGCCGTCAGAATTACAATAGCATCTAATCGATTCGGAGATGTTTTTAACCGAATCGAAAGAACTGTATAGTATGTTCCTGCTGTTGGCAAATCTACAGGAGTGGTAATAGGAACACTAGCGGCCTGTTGCAAACCACGCAACTCATAGCCGCCTTCAGATACTACTGACGAACAAACTTGGCCCATTGTAGACGTGCTGGCTGTTGTACCTGTGTTCTTCATTTCGTAGCGAAGTGGAAGAGAGGCAGTCGTAATGTATGTTGAAGTGATTAAGTTAGCATGGTGGAACGAGTGGCAGTGGATCAGCTTGCCATCGATAACAAACCCACAGCGAACTGTGCCTAGGCCCAACCATTCAATATCCATCCAGAAAATCTGAGCCTTAGATAGATCAAGCTCCACACCCGAAGGACAAGGGCCTAGACCTTGACCAGGTGTATTAACAGTCGATCCTTGTAACGTGTCGGTATTCCAATCGGCTTGGGCAACACGTGTTTCTACCAACGCACCCGAAACATAGGATCTTTCTACAAAATAAGCAGTGGTCCCGTCTATCTCAAAGTAGATTCCGTTTTGTGCACCGAAGTATCCGACACGCTGGCGTAGATTCGCCTTGGGTGTAGCTGGAACAACGGTATTTAAAATAAACAAAGACTTACCAGGTTGATATGAACAGACCTTGGTAGTCTCTCTGATAATCTCTGCATCTGCGGTTGTAGGTAGTGTAAGATTTATGAGACCTTGATTAGTACTATGAGCAACCGTTGTACCAGCCGTGTTTGATGTCGACCAAAGCCCATTGTCTCTATATCTATGAGACGAATCAAACAAGGTCATTGGCATCGACGTACGGGCACGACCAAACGCATCGACTGCAACGCCGGAAGGATTAGCTGGACCTACCAGGTTACCATATGGATCTGCCAACATAACAGCTTCGAAGAGCGTTACGTTATGTGGTTGTTTCCATTCATGTGAGTCGATACGCCACTGTGCCATATATTATCCTAATAGCCAATTCTTAAACGAAAGCATAACAGACTCTTTAATATCCATGCCCTTGCGAACGTGATCATAAAGCTCTCTGGCATGCTCGTGAGTAACGTGGCTTGGCAAGCCTGATTTAAATGAGTGGTAGTTACCTTCTTGAGCGTGCTGTCTCATCTTAGATGCCGACATACCCTCTGCGCCCTCGGCATCAGGATCTCTATGACCAGCAGACACAACCTTAATGTGTTTAAACTGATATAGACCACCTTCTGACTCTGGCTTATTGTACTGGTTCACTAACTTCTCATACTCAGGTACACGATCTGATCCCGCGACGAATGTTACGTGTGTATAACCCTTCTTATGCAGCTCTCCGAGGTGAGTTAACAGGGAAGGAGACTCCTTAGAGGATCCAGAGAAGTTGTGATCTGGGAACATCTTGCGCATGTGATGCAGCTTCTGCTCTTGGGTCAGTGGATTCTTCTTCTTATCCTGAGAGTGTGAAACACGGATATCATGATCCGCGCCTTCCACCTTTGCTATACCCTTAACCTTATCGAACAGCTTTTGGTGTCCGACTGTAGGAGGATTGACTCTACCGAATGCTGTAACTATATGCTTTGCCATTATACATCTTCCCCTCTTTGGAAATTCTGCTTGGAGAAGTCTGCTCTATCAACAAACTTGGTTGGACGATTATTCTTTACAACGACAAAGCCCTCTGGCTTAGACTTCTTCCCACGAATGTGGTGATCGAAGTCAGCAGTCGATGATAGTGCATGTGTAAGGACGTCCTTAGCAGCTTGCATATGACGGTGTGCATTAAACACATCGTTAAAGTGCTTACGGTTATCCATCACGTGTTGAAGTGACCGCTGCATTTCTACAGTCTTAGCCTCTTTCGACTTCTGAGTCTTTACACCATCAATCTTTTTCTGGTGAACATTCTTCAGGTGCTGAAGGAACCCTTCAGCTGTAGGCTTGGTGTCGTTACGAACAGTATGGTTGATGTATACCTTGACATGATCGCGATGAGCTGCAATAGCATCGTGACCCTCTTCCGGAATATTACGGATAGCAGTCGTAGCAGCCTTATAGTGCTTACGGAACTTGTCCTGCTCCTCTTCTCCATACTTAACCTTCTCGAGGTTATGCTGTGTGGAGATAAGGTGCACATCTTTGTGCTTACCAAAGTGCGAGAGGTCAGGTGCATACTGAGCTTCCATATCAGCAAGAGTCTCACCCTTATAAGCTGTATGAACAGCAACACCGATCTGGGATCCTAGAGCCGCCTTACCGTGGTGTGAACCCTTAGGAGTGGAGTATGTGATCGTGTTAGGCGTAAAGTGAGCCTTACCACCTTCTTCCTTCACATCACCCTTGGTGTGCATGATATCACCCTGGAACACACCTCTATGAGGCGTTACCTTCGGAAGGTGGTTAAGCGCATGCTTGAGCTTCTCGACAAGACCAGGAGCATGTCCATGGTTCTTCTCGATATCTTCTTCTGTGTAGTTGAGCTTAGGATTCTTATTGAAAACGGACTTTGATGCTACAAAGAACTTACCAGTCTCTGGGTGGTGACCAAAGATTACAGAAGGCGAACCATCATACTTCATCGTGATTCTGGTCTGGTTGTTACCACCCTTGATCTTACGGTGAACGTCGTGTAGGTTAGCAAGCGCATGTGCAGCGCCAGCCGAACCAGCATTGATGATGTGATCCTCAGCATGCTCAAGGTGCTTGAGCTGCTTTTCGCCAGCTTCTGTCGATTCTACAAATAGAGAAAATCTTTTCATCGTACCCTCTTAATTGACCCTTCCGAAGTAACGAACCATGCTTCAAATTCTACGTTAGGATATTCTGTTTGGAGTTCCAGAAACGCTTTGAGGTTTGACATTGCATCGTCATATAAACGGGTTTTAGTATAGTTCTGTGTATTTAGGTATTTCCGGAAGACGACTTTCTTAGCCTCTGCAGGAGACTCGATACCTAGGTTACCAGAACGTTCTACGTGCATTTGGTCGATTGGAAGACCATGATCACGGAATGTTTGAAGGAACATTTCCTTATCATCGAAGTCAGCACGAGCTGTAACGATGATAGCTTTTGAATGAGGATTCTTTTTAGCTTTGACGATCGCCTTAGCCTTATCCACCATACGAACAATCGGTGTGGATGTTCTACGGAAAACTTCTGCTGATTTGAACTCACGGAAGTCATACTCTTCACCAGGCTTACGCTTGTATGTATTGAACTCCTGATTGTCCAACATCCGAACAACCTTGCCATCCTTTACAACAGCAACCTTAGCTTTGGTATGAAACAGCGTCTCATCGATATCGAATATCGTGAGCGTTCCGGAACCTACAAACTCTTTAAACCTTTTCTTTATCATATCTTCTTATAGCTTTTTTTAAAAATAAAGTCAACAGTTGTTTGTTATTGAATTATAACGTAGGCGCAGCTGTCATCCGTAATTTTCTTTGAAAGAAAATAGCAACGCTTGAGATTTTCTTCTATCTCTTTGTTATTCTTCGGGGCGAGAAGGAAGCTAGCCAAGTATGATGTGATGTTAGCAAAGCGATCTTTGGTGAGCTGATCAGCATCTTCAAACGCTTTCTTAGCTGCTGCATAGTTGTTTAGCTTATTTGACAGCTTACCAAATTTGGCAAACATCTTTTCCATTTCCTGCAGTGCGAGATCATAATCTCCTGATGCAATTTGGCTGCCTCCTCGTAGCGTATAACCATACGTATCCTGCATATAGGTTTTATAAGCTTTGGCATCCACAGCCCCCACTTGGAAACCTGCGCCTATGAATCGACCCTCGAGCGAAACGTTCAAAGTGGAAGCGGAGGCTTTAAATCCACCACGGATCGCAAACCCTGATTTTGTTTCAATAATGAAGTTGTTAAACGTCTCCGAAAGAGCAATGCTTTTAATAGCAAAGTCCAGATCTATTTTCTGATTAATCAAGCGGGCAGGATCCACAACACTTAGCTTTGCAGATGGGTTTGTTACCTGTTTAAGAGAGACAGGAATGATATCTTGATTCTTGATAGCAAGTAATATGCTCTCGTTGAGCTCAACGTCACTTGTAGTAGTATAAAGCTGCTTTATATCATAGTTACGTCTAATCATCCATACATCAGCTGGATTCCAATTGTCATTGGCTTTTTTCGTTAACTTCCTAGCGTTATCGTATATCTTCTTAGTGAGGTTTACGTTTTGTCTCTCATAGACATACCCCTTCTTACCGCCCTTGATGTATGTCTTAAGTTCTTTACTTTGCTTGACAGCGCTCTCGTAGTACACCGTATTGTAATAGGTGGCGTTTTTGCCCAGCTTAGATATAACCTCATCTTCAGATAGTATCTGATTTCTTTCAATCATAGCTTCAAACATCAGCATACTAATGTTTTCTTTGATCTCTGTAAGCAGGTTTGTATTAGATTTAGCATTATCAGAATGGTGATTGAATGTACCATTGATTGATGTATCAGAGCCTTTAATGGATATAACGTTATTTTTATCGTCTTTTAAGTACAATACACCCTT